AACTAGTAACAACTGTAGGCAAATAATTTCCGACTCCTGAAAATAACTCACTCACATTAGACAAAGTAGGAATAAATAGATTAAAACAACGCATCATTTCACTAACATCCCGAATTTTGGAAGGTCCAGGCATTTTTCGCAATAAAATAGTACCAACCACTGCGGCCAATACAACTCCAAAACTATCTGTCGCACCATGAGCGTCATAAAACTCCCCCTCTCCAACTTCTTTCGGGGTAAAAACATTCAAACTCTGAATGTAAGCCAAAACCTCACGGACAACACTTTCCAAAACACCTATCTTCAACAACATACGCATAACACAGGATAATATTAAATAAACCGATTTCTGCACAAAAGCATAAATAAAATCTACAAAAAGAATAGCATACTCAAAAGCACTTGCTGCAATATCAGGAAACAAGCTAACCATTATTCCTTGCACACTAGAAACCACATTGTTATAATCTAAATTAATTCTATTCATCAAGGAACGTGCGTCGTCAACCACATCACTCAATTTCTGAGGAATTTCCAAAACACGCCCATCTTTAAAGAAAGCATTAACTTCTCCCAAAGGGTTAATAAAATCCTGAATCCCATGTGCTATCAACACTTGGTCACCAACCATAAACTCCTTCAGCTCTTCACAAACTCTAGAAAGAATTGCACTATAATCGGGTGCAGGCAATCCAACCAACTTTGCTGGAATAGTAACACAACCCAAAACTTGACTCACTACAAGATCCAACTTAGTCTTTAACCACACTGCCGTAGACAATTGTGCGAAAATTAATTTATTTCCCTTACAAATCTTCAAAACTTCCTCTGCCGGAAACATCTCAATGGACGCACACGCTTCAACACAAAAAGTTCCATTATCTAAAAATTTTCCAATAACATCCCTATACAAGCGAATTTCTGCATCCGCAATTGTAACACCAGTTGCACACATCAGGCGTTTTTCCAAACTCATTTTTCGCCAAGCAGAAGATGAAATAGGACCACGATCAATTAACCCATGCACACCATGCACAACAACCAAAATCAATTCCTTATCTTCAAAACGCTCATTAACAAAAGATCCCTCCATTATTGCAGTCGCACCTTAGAAAATGCTAATCCAATAAGTGTAATTTCAAGATCAACAAGATCGTAGTAAACTTTCTCTTTTAACCTATCGTGCAATTCACCTATTTCTAAACAAAATTCAAAGGCACAAGGAACACGCAAACGACGATACTGATCAAGAATTCGCAATAATTCGTCGAAATTTAAAAAACCAGAGTTTATCTGTTTCAAAATACGTAAACCAAATTCAAATTCACGCTTATGAAAACGAATAAAATCACAATACTCAGGAAAGAAAATACTCATAAACAATAATACGCATACAAAGCAAACAAATTAATAACAATATTAGCAATAAAAATAACAGGTAACCAAGTATTTGGGACTTCAATAGGCCACATCAATCCAAATTTAATAGATCACCAAAATCATCAACGGGTATACCAAAAGATTGAATATAACTGTCCCAATATTCACTACCACGAGGTGTTCGTTCCAAAAAATAACTTTCCAAACGTGGTGTGTCCTCACGGGGACCTCCAAATGTTCGCTCAATATCCTCCAACAAACGCTCAGTAAACCGAAAAGAAGTAGGATGAGTAACGTGTAAATCGTAAGCCCTAGTAGGATGAAGATATTCACTAAGAGCTAG